ACTCACCCCACATACCGTATACCACCCTCACCAAAAGTGAAGCTACACAGTTTCCAAACGATATCAACCAAATACGGTTTAATCATTAGTATTCAAATAAGCAGTTCCCGGTTATGGGCTAACTTTACGAAGTTACTCTTTTCGGCATATAGCTTACTCATTTCTCCCCCAAATTTGAGACAATTCATAGATTGACCCCGCAAGGGATTTCATATGATCAGTTAAAATAGTACTAATAAAATGACATCGATCTTCTATATCTTAGGTAGATCTCGCCTCCACTCTGAGTGAGTGATACAGCTCTGCATTAATCGAAAACGCAGACAAAATTGTCGGTCATCCTTAGACCGTAAACCATGGCGAAATAGTTGTGTAGGTTGCTGAAACCGACGTATTCCCCGTAGCATCATCAAAAGTCAATGTTCCACCAGCTAACATACGGGCCTGAAAGGTAGCAATACCTGAGGTAGCCGCAGTTGGAATCTGAGCAGAGTACAAAGTTGAAGATGAACTTCCAGTACTAGCAACAGGTAAACCTATCGCAGTAAGGGTTGCACCATTCAAAACATGATTGATGATGTAGTAACCGGCAACTTGAAATGTTAAAACACTTCCGGTTGCAGTAGCTACTAAGGAATTCCCAGTGATAGTTTGCGTTCCTGTAAAAGGAGCAGCTTTACTAGCACCAGACACAACTATCAGTTGACCTAAAGGCGTAGACCTTTGAGGTACTGACAAACGAATAGAGTATTCGACCCACAACTCTCCGACTGTAGTTGCCCCTGATTGTCCCACTGTGGAAACATTCAAGACACCTAAGTCATACGTCTTCTGATCTGAACTTGGAACTGCACCTGTTCGAATGAACAGTGCATCACCACAACGTTTCTTTAAATCTTGCGATCTAAGAGCTAACGAAGCGGCTGTCCAAGGGGCGGTACGAACATTATCTTGCACAAGAAGTGCAGAGACTTTGTCAACCGGAGCCGGATCAAGAACGTCATACTCAAAAGAGAGTACAACTGTACCAGTAGCCGTACTGGCAGACGCAGGTTCATAAACGAATTTCACAGCATCAACGACATACTCTTCAAAAGAAGGAGCAATGCCTGATAGCCAAGGAAAAACACTTGATAACCCAGGGTTGAAGAAGTATTGACTATTTGTAAATGCAACGGAACCGTTAACATCTCCAAGATATTCTCTACGAACTTCTGGACGGTCACCACCCTTTGCACGAACCATATCCCCAGTTGCGAGGACACGAGTTGTAGCAGTAGGAGCTGACACTCTATTTTTGTACGCCGCAATGGATTGCGGAGTAGGACGAGGTGGAATCTTAGGCGCCACCTTCTTCGCCTGTTTGGAGTTGCCATTACTGGACTTTTGTTTGGTAGACATTCTGAGATATGAATGAAATCAAACGATGTGATACTGATGTATTGGATACCGCTCAGTTAGCGGGACTATTCATCCTACCCGAACCCCCAACCGCACTCAGCGTAGTGGATGTTCCGTGTAGTCTCTCGGCATTCTTGTTAGCACGTAAATATTTACGGAGTCAACAAACGAGCACGCAGCTGCTTGAAATCTCCAACGTTTTGGACAATTACCGGGTAGAACCCAATAGGTAAGTTTATAGACATTCCAGGTCTATGAAAATGTCTCATGAGAGACGAGGCACTTCCATCTTCACATCGCCAATTGGTGGACATGTTGGGGCACCGGTACTAAATACCTGCGCATACCAATATCGCACCAATGATTCTGCACTCATTGGAGACAAGCGGGAATGCTTGCGGAAACGTCGTGCAACCATGATATCAGCATCTGATTGTTGATGAACACCGTCCTTGGCACGTGATGCATAAGCAAAACGTCCAAGCCATTCATCGATTAGCTCGAACTCCTGTGGAACGTAATCACCAGCAACAACCTTGTAATTCATACAAGCTGCTGCGAGTTTTACGATTTGCATTGAACCCGTCTTTCTATATAACGCAAGACGTGGATCAGAGACGAAGGCTGCAGCGATAAATCGCTGAGCCCTGGAAATTTGCAGATCTTTCGGCGCAAAGCGCAGATCGACCCCATATCCACCTAAGTGGACAGGCAAATACCAATTGGGTTTAAACCAACTCGTTTTCCAATCCGAATCCCATCTGCGGAAAGCAGCTGGAATGGAACAAGCAGTCCAAGGACAGATCCTAGCCATCTTACTAAGATCCTTACCAATCATTTCAGGTGTAACCGGTTTTTCACCACCAGCTACCCGGGCCTTAATATTATTTCCTTTCACAAGGCGTAAATTAAGGTAACCTTGTCTAACCATCTTTCCATTTCTACGCAAGTATACTTGGGAATTGATTAAACACGTATCAGGAGAAACATAGTTCTTACCCTGTGAGGTCTTAAATCCTACTGAAGATGCAACCTTTTTAAAGGTGTCAATAAGTAATCTATCTCCTTTAAAAAGGATATCATCACCATTGACTAAAGCATTTTCGTAGATCAATTTACCTCTACGAGCACGAGACATCTTCTCGTCTAGGTTATCCGAAAGTTGGATCCAAACACTTATGGATTCTTTCAGCACCGACAAATTAATGACACACAACATCGGAAACGATAAAGTGTGACCCATTAACTGCCCTTCATACATCGGTAAACGCTCCCCAATGAACTCTTTCTTTTTATTGAAAAACTTCAAAGTCGCCTCATCTGGGTAACACATACGACCAGTGGCAATGGAGGTCCAAGCTAATTCATGCAAAGGATGCCAACTCAAGCTGTTTAAACAGGATAGAGTTGCATCTTTATACAACAAATCAGTCGCCGCCTCATAGTCGCCCGAGCACCAATAAGGTTCGTCGACCAAAACATCCATATCACGAATACGTGGTTCAAGATCATCTAAAAGCATAGTAGACCACTGAGTGGACTTCCATGCAGAAAGCATAAAGCCTTGCAAAGGTTGCAAAGCAGTCGCAACAAAACCGTCAGAGACGGAGATGTTACGGATCTTACCAGGTTCGAAGATATGGACAAACCGACACTCAAACTCTTTGAAGTACCCATCTTCATCGAGTGCATATGCTTGTTCAACAGCTACTTTCGTAGCAGTATCCCAAGTGGATTGACGCCAAGCATCAACACAAGAAGTAACACCATGTAATGAGAACAAGGTCTTACCACCAGGTAGTGTCACTGGTGAGTGGTTAACACTTAGAGGTTCAAACAAACTTAACGCCCCTCCATCACGGAGGGAAGCTTGAAGTACAGCCGAACCACTAGGCATAAATCGTTTTCCTACGGAAGGATCACGAGGTCGTCTAAAGATACCATCAGAAACCTCACGTATAACCTCGGTCATACGTTCAGAGACAACGCCACGTGCAGAGCACAAACGTTCCTTTGACTTTCTGATTGATTTACGTACGTTTTCATCCTTGAGAACATCCCACATTTGCTTTGAACCTTTTTGAAGGGAATAAAGAAATGGTAAATCACGTCGTGCAATAGCACGATGGACAAATCTAAGACACCAACCACTAAACAGATCATCCACATTCCACGTTTCTCTTGGAGGCCTTTCAGCATCCAGAAACACAGCAGCGAGGTACGAGTCAATCCAATATTTTACATAGGATTGCTCTCGAACATCATCGCTTTGGTGACCGGTAATACGTTGCGCCGTCGCGCGCATCGATTTCACAAATCGACCGTATTCTTGTGCACTAAACATCTCAACCCTTTGAGATCGTCTAGCCACGAAACACCAAACTAAGGACTCGACAATTGTCCTCGTTGAAGGAATCAAACCTTCTACACCGGAGCACACAGCTTCAGTGCAATCGAGCACAGTCTTTTCGATCCCCACACAATAACGTGAATGATCAAAATTACTAATGCTAGCAGCAACTGTACCACCAACAGAGGTATAGGGCATGTTAGCGCGCGGACCATTTTCCGCGCAGCGCAGTGGATCTGATGAGAAATTATCAGAATTCAT